TACCACTAAAGGTGGCCTAAAGGGTAATATCATTGAACTTGAAGACATTGCCCCTGGTGTATGGTCTATCAATATCACTGGTGCAGCTACAGGCACAGAAGCAACACCGTTTAGCGCTAGCGTTTAGTAAATGGATTTTAATAGAGTCATCAGTGGCTTTAAAGTTTGTTCAGTGTGCGATAAAGACAAGCCTGTTGAAGATTTTTATCTAATGAAGGATCGAGGGATTACTTAGATGGTTAATATACTCGCTCAGAAGAACCATGGTAAAGGTCGTGACGTCGTTAGCCGAATCAATCCTAAGTATCATTTCCCCCTTAACCTGAATATGCTAGAACGACAGCTTAGAATAGCCTTCGGATTACCATTCTTTGGTAAAATGGGGGGTCAAATAGCCTACGGGTACACTTATAACACCGAAAGAGACTGTTATGAGCCTATGCCAGAGGTATTTGCCCTTTTATGGAAGGCTAGACGGTATTTGTACACTTCGTCCCTCAGGGAGGTCTCTACGTGGCTAAATGCCAGTACAGATAAGCTAGGGTACACTACTAGGGTATCTCACATGGGTTTAAGGAACATAATGATCCTCAGACCCCCGTATGATGAGTGTTTACTACCCATAGAAGAGCGTGAACAACTAATAGAAGCTATATGTCAGATGAACAAGACGAACAAGATAAACGAATAAAGGCTATCCTTGAAGGGGACGACTTTCTTCCAGTGTCTAAAGAAGAGCACAAACGTAGACAAGCTCTGCGGTTAAAGGCCAGATTAAAGAAAGCCAGTAAGGTCTTATCTGACGAACAGAAAGAAGCTATGAGGAAACGTGTTGCAAAACACAGGGCTGATAAGGCTGAAAAGATAACCTCGGAGAATGTTAAAGAACAAAAGGCAATCCTTAAACAGGTTGACAAGGTTCTCAACTCAAAGAAGCCAGTCATAATTGACGAGAAAGCTCTTGAGGTAGCTAAAAAAGAATACCCGGATATCCTAGATTCTAGGCCTATTGGCTGGCAACCCTTCCCTGGACCCCAGACGTACTTTCTAGAGGCGGATGAATTTGAAGTTCTCTTTTCAGGTGGTCGTGCTCCAGGTAAATCAGATGCCCTAATGATGGACGCGTTACGGTACTGTGGGTATAAAGATTTCCGTGGGTTAGTTATTCGTAAGGCCATGAAGGAATTACGTGATCTAATCAAACGTGCTAAAGAACTCTACCCTATGTGCTACCCTGGGACCAAATGGAAAGAGCAAGAGAAACTCTTTGTATTCCCTTCAGGTGCCACAGTTGAGTTTGGGTATTGTGATCATGAAGAAGATGTGGAACAGTATAAAGGTCAGGAGTATTCTTGGTTAGGCATTGATGAGCTAACAGAGATTGCTAACGAGGAAACCTACGAGCGTTTGATTATGTCAGTACGTAAGAAGGGTAAAGACTTTAAGACCTACGTAAGAGCTACTACAAACCCCAATGGTGCTGGTAAAGCCTGGGTTAAACGGAGGTTTGTTGATAGAGGTGCTGATAATAGTACGATAGCTCTTAAGACACACATCAAGCAGCTAGATAGAACTATACAGACTACTCGTAAGTGGATTCATGGTACAGTCTTTGATAACCCCAAGATTGTAGCTGAGAACCCAGAATACATTGCAATGCTTAGTGGTATTGACAATGCAGTTTTAAGAAAGCAGTGGCTTGATGGTGATTGGGATAGTTCTGATGGGTTGGCTTTTGACGAGTTTGACCGTAAGAAACACGTTATAGAACCATTCCCTATCCCAGATGCATGGCATAAGTTTAGAGGCTGTGATTGGGGTTATAAAACTAAAGCTGCATGTCTGTGGTTTGCTGTAGATTACGATGGTAATTTGTATGTCTATAGAGAGTTTATTGCTGGGGGGGATACCCCGAATGGCAAGATGCTTGCTAAAGACTACGGGGCAGAGGTTAAACGAATTGAAGATGACGCCGGAGAACGTGTAAGATATGGGGTACTTGATGCTTCGGCTTGGGCACAACGCGGTGAAGATGCACCATCCCCTGCTGAGGATATGGGCTATCTCAACTGGAGACCCTCAGATAGGACAAAGAACTCCCGAATCACAGGTAAACTCCAGGTACACAACGCACTACAGCTTGACGAGTTTGGAGAGCCTGGACTTAAAATCTTCAACACCTGTCTAGATACAATTAGTAGTATCTCATCTATTCCAATGGATAAGAAAAACCCTGAAGATGTAGATACTAACGCAGATGACCATGCTTATGACGCTCTACGGTATGGTATTATGTCGAGACCCCGTGCATATAACACATACGGATGGGAATCTCAACAGAGCATTCAACAACCAATCATTAACGCCCAGTTTGGGTTTTAGGAGAATATTATGGATTATCCATACACTGAAAGTAAGCCTTACTGCAAGGAAGCAAATGATATTGCACCTGTAAGTATGGGTTCAAATAAAGGTGGAACTATTGATAAGAAGCTTATCTCTGGTGACGCTCTAGGTAGTGAAATTGCTACCACTAAGAAGTATAGTAAAAATGGCAAAGGTGCTAAAGTAGATAAGAGTGTACTCTCTTGCATGCCTAACGAAATTTCACCAACTTCAAAGTATTAATTTATGTTGATTAAAGACACCCTAACGGCTACTAAAGCCATTACATCTGCATTGAGTGAAGTAGCCGAAGAGCTACCTGATTCAGTTGTTGAAGACTTTAGTTCAGCCTTAGGGCTAGTTCGTACCCGTTACAATCTGGCTAGACAAGCTAAGCAGCAAGAGCAAGAGCAAATCATGCTGGCTGCTTATCGTGCTTGGAGGGGTGAACATAGCCCTGATGAAGCTGCTGCCATTCAGTCCGCTAAGAATCGTATGGGTGCTGCCTCTAGTGTCTTTATCAAGATTACCAAAACTAAAGCTACAGCAGCCTACGGACAGCTTTGTGAGATTCTTTTTGCAAACAACAAGTTCCCGTTAGGTGTTGACGCTTCTCCAGACCCTGAGGGTATTGAAGAGGTTGTTAATGTTGTTCCTGAGGGGGTGGAGTACGAAGGTCAAGTAGCCGATAAGTATGGCTTTGCTGGTGATGGCAGAGAAGTACCCGCAGGTGCTACCTCAACGTCAATGGTAGAAAACCTCAAGTCTTCCTTTAGTACTTTACTTAAAGGCAAGACTATTGTAAGTGGTTCAAGCCCTGACCCAACTCAGATGCCTGAACTACGACCTGCTGAGATTGCTGCTAAGAACCTAGAGAAGGTTATGCATGACCAGTTAGCTGAAGGTGGTGGTGAGAAGATTCTACGTAAGACTGCTTATGAGTGTGTACTATATGGTACAGGCGTCATTAAGGGTCCGTTTACGTATAATGAAGTTATCCCTAATTGGACGCTAGAAGAAGATGAGACCATCAGTTATAATCCTAGCACCAAGCTCTCCCCTAGGTTTAGCCATGTGTCTGTGTGGGATTTCTATCCTGATCCAGATGCTGATAATATGACTGAGGCTGAGTACGTTATCGAAAGACATCTACTGTCTCGTAGTCAGGTTAAGCTACTTAAGAATCGTCCATTATTTAACCATGATGCTATTGATTCATTAATGACCGAAGTTCCCAACTACAATAGTGAGTACTGGGAAACAGCCATTGGTAAGAATTATGGTGCTGCAGTTAGCAACAACCGCTTTGAGGTCCTAGAGTACTGGGGCAACATGGATAAGGAACTTGTAGAGTCCTTAGGTGTTGATGTTCCTGAAGATGCGCTAAACATTGTGCAAGTTAACATCTGGGAATGTAATGGTTACGTACTACGTGTATCCCTTAACCCATTCCAACCAAACACATTGCCATACCATACAGTGACCTACGAGGAGCATCCCCATAGAATCTGGGGTATTGGTGTCCCTGAGAACATGTCTGATACGCAAATGCTTATGAACGGCCACATACGTATGGCTATTGATAACTTAAGGTTTGCTGGGTCCATGGTCTTTGAGGTCAATGAAGCCCAATTAGTACCCGGACAGGATTTCAATATCTTCCCCGGTAAAGTATTTAGAAAACAAGGTGGTGCTCCTGGGCAATCTATCTTTGGACTTAAGTTCCCTGATACATCCCAAAGCCATCTACAGTTCTTTGATAAGTCTAGGATGCTAGCAGATGAAGAGACGGGTATCCCTTCTTACGCCCATGGACAAACAGGTGCACAAAGTGGTATTAGAAGTGCTTCCCAGACCTCTATGCTTATGTCTGCTGCTGCACTTAACATTAAGACAGTCGCTAAGAACTTTGACGAACTATTAACATCTGTAGGTGAATCTCTATTCAATTGGAATATGCAGTTTAACACTGTAGACAAGGACATCCGTGGGGATATCTTTATTGTAGCTAAGGGTACATCATCCCTTATGCAGCGTGAAGTTATTACTCAGCGTCTATTGTCCTTACTACAAATTGGTGCTAACCCTGCTGTTGCTCCGTTCCTTAAGATGAATGAGATAATTAAAGAGATTGTTCGTAACATGGACCTTGATGGTGAGAAGTACGTGAACAGCCCAACAGAGGCTAAGCTATTTGCTGACGCTATGTCAGGTACTATGCCTAACACAAGTGTAACTAATAATATTTCAGGGCAAAGTGACGCCCCACCTCAGGCAGGTGCTCAACCAACCCCCCCTCAAGCAGGTGGTGATCCCTCTACTGGTGGGACCCCTGCTCCTGTGGCCCCAGGTAACCCTGGATTTACTGGTGGAGGCCCTCAGTAATGATTCCTATTAATAAAGAATTAGCTGGGCAAATCCGACACCTATCCACAGAAGAAGGCTCCCATGCCCTCATTACTCTAGCGAATGCTATTGAAGATTACTACCAAGAGGAATGCACTTCATCTGAAGGTACACCTCTATATCGTAATCAAGGTGCAGCACAGCTAGCTAAGTGGCTAAAGGGACTTCCTGAGAGTTTACGCAAAGGGATTTAAATGTACACACCAAATTCACTTATCCCTGTCAACCAGCAGTTCCAACAGGGCTTGCTTGGTAGCCAGTATAGTAACCTAAAGAATAATTATTCGGCTTATGGGTCATCTGCAGGGTCTAACCAAGGGTCAGCTTTTAGTAACCCATGGTACAGCCCCTCTACAGGGAACGCAGGTAACTCTAACCCCTACCAGGATTATGGGTATGGTGGTTACAGTGGCTTTGGACAAGGAAGTTCCGCAGGTGCCTCTGGGTCTACCTCTTCTGGTGGAAGTTTTGGTGACTTTAGTGGACTTAAGAGTACTGGTGAATTTATTAACAATGGATTCAGTTTCCCTCAAAGTCAGGGCTTAAACCAAATTGGATCTAGTCTAGGCCTTACAGGTACGGGTGGCTTAAGTTATACTACTGCCGGTGCACTTCCATGGCAAACTGCAGGTAGTGTGGCTAATTCGGCCCTTGCTGGCACTGCAGGTGTGGCACCTTCCGCTGGAGCTTTGGGTACTAGTACATTATCTTCCGTAGCTGGTCCTGCTGCTTTAGGGGCCTTTGCAGGTAACTTTCTAGGTAAAATTGGTGGCAATTCTACTGGGGGTTCTATTGGTGGTGCTGTAGGTGCAACTATTGGTAATCTTATTCTGCCGGGTATTGGTGGTGTTGTAGGTGGCCTAATTGGTGGTATTGGTGGTGGCTTCTTCGGAGGTGGCTCTAAACCTACAAGTGCTACAGTATTTGATAGCAGCTTAGCAGCCGATGGTAGCTTTAGTGCTCCTGTATATACAGATAAAAACCCTGGTGGTTTTGGTAATTACAATGCGAGACTTAACAGTGAGTTTGGTGATTACTTTAGTAAATTACAAGGTGAACTAGGTGTAACTGATTGGCAGCCTACACGACTTGTGGGTGGGGCCAATACTTTACATAGCCCTCTAGACCAGGCAGGATATTTCACGCTAGACTTTAACACAGGCAATGATGTACATCTAGGTGCCCACGATCCTGGTGACGATGCCTCACGACGAGCAGGTATGGAAGAGGTAGCTAGAGAATTGGCTACACGTAACGGGGTATCAGATGATGACTTCAATGCTGCTGCTGCCCGAATCAATTTTAATCAATCTCCTCAGGGAGTAATTAGTAACGCAATGCCGTTCATCCCAATTCAGAATGATGAAACATTTGCAAACTTTATATCAACATATAACCAAAGTGGAAACGATGCTAGCACCCCCCCAAGCACAACCCAACCCGCAGCCTAGTCCTCAACCGCTACCTGCACAGACACCTATTGATGGTGTACCTACGGCCCCAGCAAGCCAGGTACCAGACCAATCAGTTATACTAGGTGGTGACCAAGACCCTACTGCAGAAACTATTGCAAAGGAACTTGAAGCACATTTAGACAGAGTGCCACAACAGGATAAAGCATTCCTAGCAGAGCACCTAACCCCAGAATTTGTACGAGCTATCGGCATTATTAATGGCCCTGAAGTAGCAGAGTACTTACTCCAATTCGCGGACCCAGACAAAGTATTAGTTCCGGTTCCACGAGCAGTCGCTGAAGAACACTTACAGCAGCAACGTGCTGCCCAAGGTGGGCCTCAAGCGCAACCCCAAGGTGGACCTCCTCCTGCCCCTCAGCCAGCACCTGCTGGTCCTCCGGGTGGTGGGTTTACTCCTCCTTCTAACCCGCAAAGGCTACCCTCCCAATAAGGAGGCCCTATATAATTAGTATTAATTGTATATCTAAGGCTACTTGCACTTGCAACCCAAAGGATACGACATGCCAACAGCTAACGAAAAGTCAGTGATGACTTCTCAAGTACCAGACGCTCTAGCCAGCTTAATGAGGGCTAAAGGTCAAAACGTCAATAACGACAGGACACGGCCACAACCAACTCCAGCCATTGTTGACAATCAACATACAGAGGTTAATGATACCTCCGAACAGGAACCTAAAGTAGAACCTGAAGTAACCGAAGAAGTAATTGAAGAAATTACAGAAGAAGTTATTCCAGAGACACCAGAAGCTACCCCTGAGAAGAGCCAAGAACCTGTTGATACACGCGACTACCAGAAGTCTTGGACTGAACTTAAACAGTATCATGATAAGACTATCTTTGAGGAGCGTGAACGAACTCGACAACTCGAAGAGGAAAACGTAAAACTTAAGGAACAATCAGTAAAACCTCCGAAGACCCCTGAAGAAATGAAGGATTTTAAGGAGAACTATGGTGAACTATTTGATTTCATTGAGACTTTGGTCGTAGATAAGATTAAAAGTGACGATAGTACTGCTGATATACGAACTAAGATGAACGCGCTTGATAAGGCTCAAGCTGACCTCCGTGAAAAAGAAGCTTTCACTTCTCTCTTAGAGGACCATCCAGACGCCGAAAAGATTCGGGTATCCCCTGAATTTGGAACATGGTATGATGTACAACCTGTAGATATTAAAAACATCTTTAGTAGGTCGAAAGACCCGAAGGCTATATCAAAACAATTAACTCTGTATAAATATGAGGTACTTGGGATAGACCCCAAGGGAAAGAAGAAGGCTGAAACCAAAAAGACAGTAGAGGAATCTATGGGCGTTGATGTAAAGAAACAAACTGAAATTACTCCACAGAAAAAGATTTGGGCGAAAAGTGAAATCGATAAGATCGGCTCTAACTATAATGTATGGTTAAAGCATCGTGAAGAAATCGAGATTGCTCGTCGTGAAGGTCGAGTTGACGAATCTAAGTAAACTATAAACTACTAACTTAAAACTTTAACAAAGGACTATAAAATGAGTACTGGTTTTCCTGCTGCCGCTGGTTATGGCCAACTCCAAGGTGGAGCTGCAGTTCCTACAATTTACGACAATAAGATTCTTCGGAGCCTTAAGATCGCATCTGTAGCGGACGAAATTACGAATGATAACTACAGTGGAACTATTAGTTCCTATGGTGATACAGTTAAGATTGTTAAACAGCCTGTTGTAACAACTCAACCTTATCTTCGTGGACAAAAACTAACACGTCAAGAGATCGTTGATGAGGACTTGAGCCTTATCATTGACCAAGGTAACACCTATGGTTATGCTCTAGAAGATATTGAGGTTGTTCAATCTCATATTGACTGGGAAGATGCTTGCGCGGATGCTTCGGGTTATGCGTTGAAAAACGATTATGACACGAATGTCATCAACTACACAGAGACCCAAGTGGGTACTTCTACAACTGAGGGTACTGGTGCTGCACCTAAGACCGTTGGTTATGGCTCTGGTAACAACTTCACTCCTTATAATGCTCTTAATCGTCTAGCTCGTTTGCTTGATGACGAGAATGTTCCTGAGGCTGGTCGTTGGGTAATCGCTAATCCTGCTTTCTGGGAACTAATTGGTGATGAAGATGGTAAGCTTGTTGAGGCTAACGTAACTGGTGACCCTGAGTCTATCATGCGCTCCCGTAAGCTTGCAACCTCTAAGATGCTTGCTGGTTTCTCTTGCTTTAAGAGTAACAACGCAGCTAGCTTCAGTACTACTGTTCCTGTCCTATTGGCGGGTCATGTAGACGCTGTTGCAACTGCATCCCAGGTGTTGAAATCTCGTGTGCTTCCAAACCCTAATCAGTTTGGTCACTTGTATGATGGTCTACATATCTTTGGTCGTAAGGCGCTTCGTACGAACGCTTTGGCTAAGATGTTCATGTCCCTCGGCAACGTATAAACAAACACACATAAAGGAGATTATAAATGGCTAATGTAACAACTCTCGCTAAAGGCGGGACTGCAGGGTACGGTGGTGAAACTATTGCCCCCGTACGCTGGACACATGAGATTGATATTGCTGTAGCTACTGCTGCTGGTCTAGCGACTGGTGAATTAGTTACTGTGATTAATGTCCCAGCCGATACCTATATCACTCTAGAACAGGTGGAGATCGTAACTACGGTTGATGCTGATGCTACTACTGAGCGATTGGATATTGGTGACAATACAGATGACGACGAGTTCGTCTCTAACGCTTCTACAGTAACTGCTGGCACAAACCTGACCTTGGTTAAAACCAATGGTACTCCAGGTAATGTGTATTCTGCTGCTGACGCTATTAACCTAAAGGTTACTGGTGATAAGCTTGCAGGTGGTTCTGCTGATGCTACTGGTGTAGTACGATTCGTAGGTACGATTATGAGCACTGCTCGTAACGCACAGATGACTGTACAAGCCTAACTAAGTTGTGGAGGGGGTTTAGGCTCCCTCCCTTCTTCCTAATGGATATTATATGACTTACAGCTACCTTGGATTAGTTAATAGACTTTGCCGTAGACTTAACGAAGTTGAACTGACTTCTGCTACCTTTGCGGCTGCCTCAGGTGTACATGCTGACTTTAAGGATGCTGTCAATGATGCCTATCTTGATATCTGTCAGGAAGAAGATAACGAATGGCCCTTCAATTGGGTGGACACTGAGTTCCAGACCGTTATTGGTACTAGAGAGTATTCTAAGAATACCCTAGCTGTCAATCTCGATTGGGACTCTTTTGCTACCAAAAGGAAAAACATTAGTATTGACTCAATAACACAAGTAGGTGGCGTAGCTACCCTAACTGTGGCTGCAGGGCACCAACTGCAGAGTAACGATAGTGTGCTATTACAGGGGGCTGATCAGGCTGGCTATAATGGCACCGTGTACGTAACCGTAACATCCTCAACAGAGGCCACATACAGCGTTGATTCAGCTACTGTGAGTCCTGCTACAGGTAGCCCTACGGTTGCACCTCCTTATAGCTCCACTACGCTCCCCATGATCAATTGGGATACTTATCGTAAAGAAGGTCACTATGAACGTGATCTAGAGCGCTTACGTACAACAGACTACGGCATCCCATGTTTTGCTGTCAGGAAGCCTGATAACAACTTTATCATCACCCCAACATGCGACAGGATATATACAGTGGGGTACGAGTACTTCACTATGCCAACCCGTATGACATTATTTAGTGATGTTCCAATTATACCTGCTGAGTTTGAAGATATCCTAGTAGATGGGGCAACTGTCCATGGGTATTTCTTTAGGGACAACATTGAGCAAACTAGTATGGTAGACAACCGGTACAAGGATGGTGTTAATAGAATGAGACGTATCCTTATTCCTCAACCTGGTTACGCACGGGTGGTTGATTAATGCCAGATAGATGGACAAGTAAACCTATACCCTGCAAAGGGGGTCTGATGCTACACTTGGATACCTTAACGCAAGGTACTCAGTTTCCTGGTTCAGCAATCATCCTACAGAACTATGAGCCATCCCAAGAGGGTGGCTACAGGCGTATTAATGGGTACACTAAGTTTGACTCCAATGCTGTTACTGGAGACACTGATGAGCCTATACTTGGTGTTAAAGTGTTTAATGGGGGTGTTTTATCTTGTCGTAATACAGGTACAGACAACCCTTTATACTTCTCTGGTGGGTCAGGGTGGACTAAAGTAAGTACCACCGCTCGTAATGGTTCTGTCACTAAAGCTAGATTCATTGACTATTCAATTGTAGAACCTGTAGTAATACAATGTGATGGGGTTAACCCTGCATGGAAATATGATGGTACTACTGAAGTTACCTTAAATAGCACAGGAGCTCCTACTAATCCTAAATACGCCTCCCTATTCCGTAATAGATTAGTTCTAGCTGGATATGGCGATGGTTCAAAGATCACTTTAAGTGCCCCGAATGACGATGAAATATATACAGGTGCTGGTGGTGCTGCTGAAATTAATGTGGGTGATATTGTAACTGGTATTGCCACATTCCGTGATGACCTTGTAGTATTCTGTCGAAACTCTATTAAGAAGCTTACAGGGTCCACTTCTGCTGACTTTGCTATCGCCGAAACAGTAACCTCCATTGGTTGTGTGTCTCACGATAGTATTAAGGAGCTGGGTGGTGATCTTGTATTCTTAGCTACGGATGGCTATAGGTCCTACGCAGCCACGGAACGTAATGAAGATGTGGAACTAGGTATCTTATCTCAGTCCATACAACCTCTAGTGAGGGGTTTATTGCGTCAAGGGTTTGAGGAGGATAACTATTCTGCCTTAGTTGTGCGTAATAAAGGGCAATACAGATTATATATCAATGATACAAATGGTACAGAGGCTGACACTGAGAGCTTCCTAGGGCATTTTACAGATACTCCCACGACCCCACAAGGGCAATTCGAGTGGGCCACTATGAAAGGTGTTAGACCTTACTGTGCAGACTCAGAATACACCACATCAGGTGTTGAGCTAGCAATCATAGGGCACCCTACAAATGGGTATGTGTATACATTGGACACAGGTAATACCTTTGATGGCACTACTATTGCGGCTATCTATAGAAGTCCTGATTTAACCTTCGATGATTCTACTATACGTAAGGTATTCTTTAAGGCGGAGTTGTTTACCCAGATTGAGGGCGATGTGTGCTTTGACATGCAACTGCTGCTTGACAGAGAGCGACAACAGACTATCCAACCCGCAGTAATACAAATTAAACAAGACGGATCTTCTCCCCTATACGGAGGTGGTATATACGATACCTCAGTATACGGAGAGTTCTCCACACCGGTATTTGAACGTAATCTAATTGGTTCAGGATTTTTTGGGGCATTTCAATTTACTTCAATAACAGCAAATGCTCCCTTTAGGCTGGATTCATTCCAAATCGAGTTTTCAATAAAAGGACGTAGATAACATGGCAGTATGTTCTGTGTATAGGATTACTAATACCACGAATAATGTTTCGTATAGCCATTTAGCAGGTAACAAGTTCTCTAAGAAATTAAATATACAACACATAACTAGGGAGGTGTAAATTGGCAGGATATACCAGACAATCTGCAGGTGACATAATCACTGGAGGTACTATTCAGGCCTCACATTTCAACGCTGAGTACAACGAGATACGGACTGCCTTCGATGCATCCACCGGACATACCCATGATGGGACTACAGGTGGTGGTGCAGGTTTAGGTACAGCCTCTCTAGGAGCCCTTACTAATAGCTCTTCAGGTATTATCATAGCTGATGGTGCAGATGACTTCCTTGTAAGAACCCTCACAGGTACTGCCGCCGAGATCACCGTAGCTGATGGTGATGGTGTAGCAGGTAGCCCAACGATTAGTATCCCCACAGCCGTGACCTTAACAGGTAAGACGCTAACTGGTGGTACTTTGGCTGCCCCAACTATTAATGTTGATGATGACCAGTTCACTTTGCATTCTAATGGGGACCCAACAAAGACAGTTCAACTAGACCTTACAAATGTCACTACAAGTACATTAAGAACCCTTACGGTGCCTGATGCTACTGGTACAATTGCGTTAACCTCAGACCTAACCTCTGGGTATCAACCTTTAGACACTGGATTAACTGCATTAGCAGGGTTCAACACTGATGGTATACTTGTACAGTCTGCTAATGATACATTCGTAGGTAGGACTCTTACTGGTACCACTGATAAAATTACAATAACTAATGGTGATGGCGTAGCAGGTAACCCCACAGCAACTATTGCAAGTGGGTATGTAGGTCAGACATCTATTACAACCCTAGGCACAATCGCTACAGGTACATGGGAAGGTACTACAGTTGCTATAGATCAAGGTGGTACAGGTCAGACAACTGCTAATGCGGCTGCAAATGCTATATTACCAGACCAAACAAGTAACTCAGGGGAATTCCTAACCACAGATGGTTCAGATACCTCTTGGGGTACTGTAACTATTCCTGATGCTATCCCAACAGCCTCTTTGTTCCCTTATGCTGGTGCAACAGCCCCTAGTGGCTATCTCTTGTGTGCGGGTCAGGCAGTATCCAGAGCTACATATAGTACTTTATTTGCTATCGTTAGCACCACGTATGGTGTTGGTGATGGTAGTACTACTTTTAATCTCCCAGATCTACGTGGTAGAGCAGCCTTTGGTAAAGATGATATGAACTCTAGTGATGCTGGGGTATTAACTACAGCAGGTTCTGGGGTAGATGGAGACACATTAGGTGCATCTGGTGGCGCTGAAAGTAAGACGTTATCTGAAGCAGAAATGCCAGCACACATACACACAGGTAGTGCTACAAGTGCCGGAGCGCATACACATGGATATAATGATCCAAATATTGGTACAGCCGGAGCATCTGGTGGTGGTGGTAATAGACAAGCCTTGAAGTCCGGTGATAACAACGGAACCACTGTTTCAAGTGGTGCACATACCCACACAGTAACAGTTGGCTCAACAGGTAGCGGTAATCAATTTGGTATTATGCCCCCTGCATTAATCTTAAACTACATAATTAAAACATAAAGGCTTATTGTGGAATTATTTATAATACTCTTTATAACTACTTTAATGGGTTTTAACCATGTGGCTGCTGGTAGGGACTATTTTGGCCTTATTGATTCGACTAAAAAAGGGGATGATACAAAGCGAAGAGCCTTATTTTCTTTTATATCATGTTCACTATTGGCTACAGTGACCTTGAACGCATGGTTTTACCTTCTGTTCCCTTTGTTTTGGCTATTTCAAATCCCAGCTAATGATGTCACCTTATCTGCTGCTGATGGGGATGGTGAAAACCACGTAAAGGAAATGGCAGACGGTACACAGCTTATACCCAATATAGTACGCTTTATATGGCCCCTAGAAAAGCTTGACCTAACTAATACACGGCAAGTTAAATGGAGGGCAGCCTTATACGAGGCAGTCTCAAATGTGACGTTAATTCCACTTATAGCTGGTGCGGCTCTTATTCAAGGAAATGCCTGGGGGGGATTAGCAGCCTTAGGTTTCTTTATCCCAGCCCTGGGGTATATATTTGCCAGCCTTAGCCAACCTGGGCTAGTTGGAATTCGTGGAGAAATGTTTACTGGGTATACGTTAGCCGCTTTATTGCTAACATCAATTGGTATAGGAATTTAATATGCAAGAATCAATAAAAGGACACGATGTACAATTGGCAGTCCTAAAGACAGAGCTTTCAGCTATACGTGAACAACAAAAAGCTCACGCAACAGAGACTAGAGAAGCAATAGCGGGACTTACGTTAGATGTTAAAGCTCTTGTAGCTGTTATGAACAAGGGTAAGGGGGCTTTCGGGTTCGCTATGCTATTTGCAGGTGGTCTTGGTGCTGCTGCAGTTACACTAATAGACTTATTCAGGGGTTAACATGAAAACAATGACACGCAAACCAGCTAAAAGTAAGCCTACAGTCAACAAAAAGAATGTAAGAGCTACCCCACCCAATAGTAAAAAGGGTAAGAAGATTAAAAAAGGTAGGGGTGCTACAAGCTACCCAACGTATTAGGAGAATGTATGCCAAGAGACTACAAAAAAGAGTACAATCGATATCAAGGTACTGAGAAACAAAAGAAGCGTAGAGCCTCTAGAAATGCTGCACGTACCACAATGGTTAACGAAGGTTTAGCACGTAAAGGTGATGGTAAGGATGTGGCCCACAAGAATGGGAATCCTAAAGATAATAAGAAGTCAAACCTTAAGATGCAATCCAAAACTAAGAACAGAAGTTATGCTAGGACTAAATCAGCAGGGAAAAAGAACCCTAAATCATAAATAAACACTTGACAAATGTTAATATTTATGGTATAATGTTAGTTAATATAGGTTGAATAATATGCCAACTACTACAGACCCACAAGGGTTACCATTAAATCAGTATCTAGCTACGCAAGTGGCCCAACCAACGCTACCTGCAGGGTCAGAGTTTGACCCCACGTTGTTAGCTACGGATCAGGCTACCTTAGAGGCTACGGGTCAACTAATGGACCCTTCGTTGGCTAATACTAGTTTAGCCCCTAATGGGCAACAAGTAGCTACAACAGCCGTAAACACCCCTGGAGTCACTGCTAACACTGGCACAGCTACTGCAGTGGACCAAAACGTGCCCCTACAGTATATTAACCCTACTACAGGACAGTATGACCCCTCTTTAGTGGGCAATAACGCTGCTCAGGGCGTAGCAGAACAAGGTACCGTAAACCCTTTAAGTACAGTTCAGGGACAATTATCAAGCCTATATGATCAAACACAGAATGGTCAAGTACCTGAATGGGCACAAGGCGCTGTAAGGGCTGCTGAGGACGTACTAGCTGCCAGAGGGATGGGAGCATCATCAATTGGTGCTATGGCTATCACAGAGGCTGTCCAACAGTCTGCATTTCCTATTGCAGCACAAGATGCCTCTACGTACTTCCAGATGGACCTAACGAATCTCTCAAACCGTCAACAGATGTCCTTTGAGAACCTTAGGAATCGTCAGCAGGGTTTACTTACCGATCGAGCAGCTACGAATGCCTCTAGGCAATTTAATGCTTCTTCTGAGGCACAAACACAACAATTTATGGCTACCTTAGTCTCTAACATTCAAACCCAGAATGCAGATAGACTACAGGCTATGAGTATCTTCAACACTGGTCAAGAGAACCAGATTGACCTTACGAATGCTGCTAATAGTATCAACGTGGGGCAGTTCAATGCACAACAACAGGCTGCTGTAGATCAGTTTAATGCCCAACAAACATTCGCTAGGGAACAGTTTAACGCCCAAGCAGCCTTTGCTATTGAACAATCTAACGTCCTATGGCGTAGGAATATCAACACAGAGAACACTGCGGCTATTAACTCTGCCAACCAAACAAACGCTCAGAATAGATACAACCTATCAGCTACTGCCCAAGATCAACTATGGCAACAGTGGCGGGATGAGGCTTCTTGGGTATTCCAAGCATCTGAGAATGAGCGTAATCGACAATTCAACCTTGCAGTAGCCGCTAATAATGGCCAGATTGCAGCCGATAGCAGTACTAATAATTTTGCTTCAAGTGCAGGTTCGTTTGTTACAAGTCTACTTCTAGGAGGAAACTAAGATGGCTGATTTCTTTTCAGGTATATTCGATACACTTAGAGGTACTGCTACAGATGCAGATAGCTTCTTTGATAGCTCTATAGGTAAAGCTGTAGGACAAGGCATTAAAGGGTACTCAAGGAGTGCCAGTGCCAATAAAGAGCGTGAGCTAGAAGCAGGTAAACAGAGAGAACAAAGTTCCCGTAATTTCTCCCCTATATTTAACCCCACTAGCCAAATTGGGTATGAGAAGTCTGAAGATTTCTCTAGGGATGAGACTGAATGGCTAACTAGGATGCGTAGGTTTTCTAATATGGTACAAGAAACAGAGGTGAAACTATAATGGTAAATGCACTATTTGATGGCCCTATTCCTGGAGAGTCCCTTACTAAGGAGTCTAAAGGTAGCCCTATTGAAATGCCGCCCCAGTTTGCAGACACTAATGATGCCCTAGAGTATCTGTTTGACAAGCTTTCAAGTAAGCGTCAGGCTGAAAGGTTAATCCTTGTACTCAAGAAGGGTACACCTGTAGAATATCTAGCTAGAACAATACTCTACACAGGTTTTACTAAGGGTAAATGGACACCTGATGCCTCCTTATTAATGGGTCGTGTAGTCATGTCAATGATTATTGCTATTGGTCAGCAGGCTGGCGTTAAGAATATGGTCATTATGAACCCTGATAAGGACGAAGAAGAGTTCCTAGATCAGTTCATTGATGATGAAGAGTTTATGGCTAAACTAGATCAAGAGTCTGGTCAGACTGCTGAGGAACCTGAAGGTAAATCCCCTGAGGAGTTTACTGGACTATTTGGAGCACAATTCTAATGAGCTTTTTTGAAGACTTCCTACAGGGTGCCGCTGATACAGGTACAGAGATTCTAAGTGAGCGCCGCCAACTACGTCAACTAGCGGATGTTAAGAAGGCTGACGATATTCGTAAGATTGACACTACTAGTAAGATATATGAACGTAAGTCTGAGATTGACGCTAAGAATAAAAAGTTAGAGTTTAAGCACCAACGAGACGCTAATATGGAGCTTTTAGGTTTACAAACAGGTGATGCATCTAATACAGGCGCCGCAGGTAAAGTTGATGTCCCAGGCAGAAAGCCTAAGACCAAAGCAGAATGGTACACACTCCGTGATACTGCAATTCTAGGTAACAATAAAACTGTTGCGGACTTTGCAAAGAATAACATTGACAGACTATCCTCTATAGACCAAACATTTGATCGTGATAAAGGTATAGCCACCAGCTTACCTACAGATGCTTCTGGTAAGACACCACTAGTACAATACCAAGATGAGTTCAAGATATTAAGTAAAGAAGCCTCCTCCGTATTACCTACAACCTTATTAGGTATAGACGCACATTTAAATATGTCTGCACCAACTAACAGCACTAAAGATACCATACGAGATGTGAAGTTGTATTACCAAGATGCAGAAAGTGCTGTATACTTATTTACTAATGCTTCAGTGGATGAATATGGCAGAACTAATCGGTTATATGCTGAACTTAAAGAGGATGCAGAACAACTCTCTAGGGCTTCCTATGCGTATTCTAAAGCCAAAGAATCTGGTGAAAACGTGTTACAGGCTGAAGAGGCTCTTATGGTAGGGGTTGCGTCGCCTCTTATAGAGAAATATGGTGAGACTACAGTCATAGAGGCTCTGCGTAACTTCAGGGATGTAAGTCCCCTATTCGAGGATACTGTTCCTGCACCAGAGGACACCGATGAAACGCCCCAACAAGTAACCCCATCAGGCATTAAATACAGAGTTAGATAATGGAAATTGAATTTGATAATGGTGTCACTGTAGAGGTGGATGAAGGCACAACCCCTGAACAGATTGATGAAATATATAATCACCTAAATAGTCAACCTGATAGTCAAGTAAAAGACATCTTTGAGGGTCCCCATACCCAAAATCCTGATGTGCCACAAGAAGTTGTAACTGCCCCGACTCCTGCACCAGAAGCTAGTAAAGACACAAGCCCTAAAGTACCTCAAGACTCTCGTATACCTAGACAACTTACGGAGGAAGAACGTGTTCAACGCAAAGCCAATAGTGATGCTCAAAGACGTACAGATGGAGATGAACCTTTAGTAGATTCAATACTAAGATTTCCTGGAGAAGCTTGGGAGTACGCCAAATCAGAGGCTAAAGAAGGTGTTGAAGGTATGCTTGGTATGGACCAAGAACCTGAAAAGCCTAACATGACCTTCCGAGAAACTGTTATGAGTACCCTTAAAGGGGGTGCTAGTAGAGCTATTGGTGTAGCTCAAGCTGGTGGGTCTATGGTTATGGGACCTATTATGGCGGGTAACAACTTCCTAGAGAGACAGACAGGGACCCCTGCTGGTCAGCTAGATGTAGCTGGGGCTATGATAGCTCCTATGGGGGCTGCTAAGACGGCTCGTGTTATAGGTAAATCTAAAGCTATCCGTGATATAGCTACGAAGGTAGATGAAGTTCAAGAGCCTCTTATGGGGGTTGCTGAAGATATAAAGAAACTCCAAAATAACATTCCCGGAACTGATGCGCACTTTACAGACTTGTCTAAGGTTGTTGAAGCTAAATCAAAAGACCTCGTAGATGGAGTGGCTGTAGAAGCACTAGAGAAAGGTGTACCAGCGCATCAAGTAGAGGCGGCTATACGTACTAACTTATCTAAAACTCTATCAGAGTCACAAGTTGATGATGCTATTGAGAGGATATTTAAGAAGTATGACCCTACCCTAAATGAATCTGATACAGCCCTTGTAGGTGCCCAAACTGGTGCTCTAGTAGCAGAGGACACTAAGGATGTACTAGGTGCTAGTAAAAGAGCCACAAGTGATACTGGAACTGCCCTAACTGGGGATGAAGTTACCAAAATACTAGGCTCTAAGCTTACTAGGGTACGTAATAATTACACTAATGAATTAGCCCCTCTACAGGCTATCTCAAGGGCGTACTCGAAGAAGAATGGAGACGTATATTTCTCTGGGGATAACACCATAGGGGATATAGCACTTGCTCGTATCAAGAATGAGCGTGGGGTAAACCTAAAGAATGAGAGTGTAGGTATTATTGGTGCCGAAGATGGTGCCGCTACGTATATTAAGAAATGGGACCCAGCTAAAGGTCGCCTAGTGGCTGATACACAGGTTAAACCTTACGTACGCATCCAAAGAGAAGCTAGGGAAGCTGGTATATCTATTGAAGATACCAATGAAATATCATTAGCTGCCAACGCCCTTGATGATTATGCCTTAAATGCCACTAATCAAGCTAAGTTAACCACTAAGGCTGACGCTGCCGAGACTGCTGGTGAATTTAATACGGCTCAAGGTAAGCTTGACGACTTACAAGCAGGCAAACCAACTTACCAAGCCTACGTAAACCGTGGGGGTGAGCGCGTAGCTATGTCTAAAGAAGAGGCTCAAGCTATCTTTGATGCTGCTAAGGCTGACCCAGATAAAGCTAAGTACCTAGAGAACATGAGTAAGTTATCTCAACATCTTATTGATGTGCGGGTGAGTGCCAACTTAATATCTAAGGCAGAAGCTAAAAACCTTAAGACTGGTCGTCCGTATTACTTATCATCTAAACGTGAGTTAGAAACTTATGACCTAGATAAAGACTTTAGTGGTGGTACATCGCAACCTAATACAGCCCTTAAAGCTCGTACAGGGAGTGACAGAGATTTCACTGGTGACCCAGTAGAGAACACCCTAAAGGACATGGAAGGTGTTGTTAGGGTTGCTCAGGTAAATAGAGATCGTGTAGCAGTATTAGATTATTTATTAGAACACACCGATGAAGCAGGCTTTAATGCCATCTTTAGGGAAAGTAAATCAGATGTACTAGCTGCCATTAAAAGAGCTAAGTCTGACAAGTCCCCTAAAATGATTGAGTCCAAAGACATCACACCTCTTGCAGGTGAACTAAGGGAAGGCGGAGAAATTGGTAATGTATCAGTCTTTATAGATGGAACACGACTTAAGCTTACGGTGACGGACCCTGAGATGATGAAGACAATCACAAGACCATACCTAAACGCTGCAACTAAAGGCGGCAAACTAGGTGATGGCTTTATGAAAGCTGCTCAAGTACGCCGTGAATTAGCTACAACCCTCAACTTTGTCTTCTCGGCTAAGTCGTGGGTCAAAGAGGGCTTAGGCTACGCTTATACTGCTGATGCTAAACTTGTAGGTAATAAAAACTTATTCAGACTTGACAAGCAATTAAAGGTGACTAAGAAGCTATTCAGTGACCCTGAGTATAGAGCTAAGATACAAAATATATCCCCAGGCCTACTTGAAAAAGGCACCATGATGAAGCGTGGGGAAGACTTAAGTGCTAAGATAGCTAAAAGTAAATACCTCTATGATGAAGTTGGGGATATTAAAAAGGCTGCAAGTTGGGTTAATGGTAAATCTGCTAAGCCAATTGTAAAGACCCTTGAAGACTTTGCTGAAATAAGTGATTTATCAACTCGTGCAAGATACTATGAGGATGTTAAAGAACAGTTCCTCAAGATGGGTAAGACTGTCGATGAGGCTGAGCAAGGTGCTCTAAGTGCTGCTAAGTCCCTGGCCGTTAAATATACTGAGGCAGGTAATAGTGCTGGCTTTAGGCAATATCAAGCCTCTACTGCTTTTATGAAGTCCATGATGAATGGTATGGGTAAAGATTTTGCTGCTGTACGGTATAGACCTAAACAGATTGCTAAAGTAGTAGCGTTAGGGTCATTAGCTCAAGCAGGTATATATCAGCACAATAAGCAGTATGTGGATGAGAATGGTATACCCTTTGTGGATAAGCTCCCTGCATGGCAACGCTATAGTATGACTATTGTATATTATGGAGACCCTGCTACGGCTAAGCAGTCAGATTATGTGCCTGTCCCTAGCCCCTTCCAGATGTTTGCCCCCCTGAATAAAGTAGGTGGACAAGTTATTGATGAGGCCCTCACAGCTAGCGCCACAAAATTATTAACGCTTGCCGATGAGCACACCCAAGAAGCTGTTAAGGCTAACCCTGCATTACAGAAGGCCTTACGTGAAAGCGGTATGACAGGCCCTCAGTTGTTATCTATGGCCACTAATTCCGTGGTAGGTCAAACAAGACCCGCAAGTCTACTGCCTACAGGTATAGATACTGGTGTTGCTGCGGCTTCTAACACTAGTAAGTTTGGTAGTAATATCCAGTCTGAATATCTTCTAAACAGTGAGATAGCTGCGGAAGATAGAGGAAGACCTGGAGTTACCTCTAAGGCTGCCATAGAATTTGCTAGGGCTACAGGTATAGACCCTGTTATTGCGGAGTACGTGTTCAAGGATTTATTACCTTACGTGGGTGAAGCCGCTTTAGCTATGTCAGATATGATAGTAGCTCGGATAACTGGTGAGGAACGTCCTCAAATAGATAAAGCAAAGACACCCTTTGTTGGTGACTTACCTGGGTTTAAATCAGATGTACCTAAGAGTGGGGCTAGAAACAACTTTGATAACATAGCTACATCCCTAAAAGAATTTACTCAGACACTTCAACAGAAACAAACTAATGCCGAAAAGACTGGCTCAGATTCGTCCTACAAGGAAGCTAATGAGTATGCAGATAAACATGGTGACCTTATACGTATAAGTGACACAATCATTGAACCTGCTACAAAGCGTATCAAGAACTATTATGATGAATTGAGTAGACTTAATTCCCCTAATAGACGCACTTCAACTGAGACAACACCTGAAAAAGAATTACTAGGTGACCCAGAGTTACGTAAACGTATTGATGAAGTACGTCTTGAGATCCAATTGATACAAGAAGAAGCCCTCAATGAGCTTGAGCTTGAACAGGATGTCTTAGGGGACATATGGACAGACCAATACGATGTCGCGCCACAGACCAAGTTACTTAGAGGTATTGCAAGACAAATAGGTGAATTTACAGGAGCTAGAGAAAAAGATGGAATACCTAAGAAAACTACTAAATAGGCTTAAAATGTTTTTCATGGATATACCCCCAGAGATACCTGTAGTTACTGAACAGGTACAGGAGGAAATGTATGCCCCTAGCTTGCTTGAGGAGTACCTCCCTAACATCAGGAATATAGCAGTCTCTAAGCTCCAAGAGATAGTCATAGCACGAACTTTAAGGCTGGAGGGCGGCTCTAAGTACACTGAACACGTTGAGAATGGCCGTAGGACACCTACTAAGTATGGTATCACACTGTTCACGCTACAGGGGTTCTACCCACAAGCTACTAAAGGTATCCTCAAGGAACTTAAAGAAGCTGAAGCTATTAGAATATACAAACAGAAGTACTGGAATGATGCGGGTGTCCACAAGGCCCCTTTGCTAATCCAGGATTTAGTGTTTGATGGTAATGTCAATCATGGTATACATGGTATGACTAAAGTAATTCAACGGGCGTTAAATGACCTAGGCTCCACTATTAAAGTAGATGGCAAGTTAGGCAATAACACCTTGAATGCTCTCAATTCCTACGACGCTGGGGATACACGGGAAGCTATATTGAAAAGGCGTTTATCTTTATACAAGGGTCTTAGTGACTGGGGGAAATTCGGCAAAGGCTGGAAATCTCGGTTGTCTCAAGTAAAAGAGGCCCCTAGTATAGTAACGGAGGTTTAAATGATTGAATTTATCCAAAGTATCTTTGGTAACTGGGCTGATATCGTTGTAGGTTTTACTGCAATTGTAACGGCGGCTTCAGTTATCGTTAAGTTAACACCTACTACTGCTGATGATAAAGTCCTTGGGCTTGTCCAGAAGGCTCTTAAGACAGTTGCCCTCAACAAGGGAGTTAAGTAGTGAGTACGATATATTTACTTCTAGGTAGTGGAATAGGCTTAACAGGTCTGCTCCTCTACCTGAAGTATTTATCAAGTCAGAACAAGTCCCTAAAGCAACAAAAAGAGGTACTCGAAGCCCAAAATGAGTACAAACAAGAGGTAATAGATGAATTACTTAATCCTACTACCATTGATGATACTATTGACAGCTTGCGGGACGGTGACTTCTAATGTCGATTGTGGCTTACTTTTTGATTATTCTGATGAATACCAATTGGAATTAGCTAAGGAATTACAAGACCTTAGGGATTCTGAGGAGCACACAAAAGTAATACAAGCAGTTAAAGATTACGAACTAACTCGTAAAACCATTAGAGCATGTAGGGCTAATTTAGTTAAAATGTAGCTTGACAAACCCTTAGGTTTATGTTATAATGGGTATATCTTGAAATGATTCAAGACTAACAAGGAGATTATTATGGTATTAGCAGTTCTCGCGGTATTCGCAATAGGTGTTGCCACAGGTACAGTAGCCGATAACCAGTTTGATGGTAAGATCGGTGACACTATCGTTAACGGTGGCTCAGCCCCTGCGACAAGTGGCCTGTCTAAAGGTGGTCCAGCTAAACGCTAGATTAACTTATAGGCAAAATTAAAGGGGACCTTTTGGGGTCCCCTTTTTGTTGTGCTTATGAAATTACGCTCAGACTATTATTCTTCACATACTACATTTGTAGGTGCCCCATGGGGGGCTGGGCTTTCACTACACACCTTACCCCCTACACCTACATAGTTTAAGGTATCCCAATCATAACTTGTGCTACAACCTGTAGTCATTAATAGTATACATAAGTATCTCATGGGACTCTCCATTATTGTGCTATTAGTTGAGCCTTAGCACGTTCAAGTAGCCATAACACATCACCACCGTCCGCTTGAGAGCTTGCAAAGTACTCTTGTCCATCCCTAGTATGACCTAAGATCACTATAGAGTCTAGCCCTATGTGCTCAGCACCCTCAATAACTCTCTCTACAGGTATATCAAGTCTGGTTATACCTTCCCAGTTATGCACATCAGCCATTCCAAGCCGCCTCTGCTATAATTGGAAACTCCGTTGAGAATATCTCCTTGATACCATCAGCTATGTCTTTATGCTCAAGTTGAGTGCCATTAGCTGTTCGTAGGTTTAGGTAATGAATCCAGTCCCTTAAGGTGCCTGTCATGTACATCTTAGTCTTAGTTTGTACTGGTAGGATCATTCGGGCGCACTCTTTGGCAATACCATTATCTAAAGCCCACTGATAGGCTTCCCTAGTATCCCCCCAGAGTCTCTTCTGAATACGCAGCCAGTCATCCTTAAGGCCTTCATCCATGTCATCGTGGGAGTCCTGACGGTTCTTAGTATCTTGAGAACGTGCCTCATAATATTCAACACCATCTTGGGGTACTGCGGCGTACCTTTGGGAGAACTCCTGGAAGTGGAATGATCTATGTCTAAGTATCTGCTGAGCAATAGCCCTAGAGGTTTCAATCTCCACACACATTGATGCCATTTCAAAGATAGACCAATGCTTATGCTTCATACAATATGATAGTAACTTAGCATACTCAGGGTTCTCCTGATCGCTGGAAGATACCCTAGCGGTGTACGCTATAAGTTTCTCGGCGTCAGGAGTAACCCATACTAATTTAGTTGCACTCATGTTATCTCCTTAACTAAGGTACCCCTAAGTTTAATCTCCGTTAAGTCTGCTAGTGCGTTACTAAAGGCGGATTCTATTGTACCTTGAAATTCTCTTAGTGAGGGTTTGAGGGCTTCTGGTAGGTAATACGGGTCCAGGTAAGAGTACTTAGACGCTATCTCATCTTTAAGCTGGTTAAACTCGTCTGTAGGTAACTCGATATAGTCTACATCCTGTGAAGAATCACAGAAGGCATCATCAATCAATACATCAATTTTGTCATACAGGGGTGTTTTAGGTCGTGCCTCAGAATCTTTGGTTTTGTAAATTACTTTGATGTTATTTTCCATTAGTTAAATCCTCCAAATAGGGTTCTTTGTAGTTATCACTCTTAAGTATCTTGCCATCATCTCGGTATATGACACTTCCATCATCAGTAAGCTTACTCATATTAGAGTGGTGTACTCGTCTATAAGCTTCCTCAATGTCCCACCCCTTAGAATCTGCATAGCCATAAATAGCATACATCAGCATCCTTAAGGTAGTCTCAGAGGTGTCCCCTGTGGCTACTTCGGATACTAGGTCCGTAATGGAATGATCATAATACTCGTTGATCATAAAGGCCTTAGTGGTCTTTACTTTATACCCACGTTGTACACATAGCCCGGCAGCTACATATAGTAAGTCTACTAGTTCTTTAAGTTGGTTGAAATCATGTGACGGGTCTCCATAAAATTCTTCTACCCATTCTTCGTGCTCTTCTTCAATGAGCGTAATGTATAGCTCTTGGGTAGCCTTAGTTATGTCGATTTTAAAAGACTTAAAGAAATCTTCTTGTGCACTCATAACCTCAGTAAGGTCCGACACCTCAATCATAGGCGCTGGCTTTACTATAGTCAAATGTGGTGCTTCGGTCATTTTCCCTCATCTTTGTATTGGGTTAAGTGGTGTATAAATAAGATGTTGCATAACATGTGGGATGTATGGGGTAGCCCAGTCTCCTTGTCAAATGTCTCACCATCTAACTGGAAGGCATCCCTATGTCTGTCAAATGAATCCCAGCAGCGTTCTAAGTCACTACTAGTATCCATCTTTTTCCAATTGTCACGTTGGTACTTCTTAGCACCAAACTCTAACACCTTGACAATATCCCTTAGGGTACGCCTAGGTATTAGAGACCATCTTAATTTACCTGTATCGTATCTTGTGAAGCCTGTGTCAATGCTCAATCTACAACCCCCCAGTCTTCAGCTAACATGTCCGTCTGGGAGGCTAACCAGGGGACAAGAGACTTAGGGGCATCCGGGTTATCCGTCTGAAGACCCGTAGTATCAATGTAGATATATGGTTGAGACATTTTACTGTTGGCGTCTGGTACTTGTAGTTCAATAAAGATACCTTTACCATTCCACCCCCGACGGGCAACTTTCTTATTTAGTCTAAGCTGTTCAATGGCCCTACCAAAAGTCATATTCTGTGTTTTACTAAGCATAAATCCTCCTTACAGGCAGCGGTTATCAATGGCATCAAGGGCTTCTCTAGCTGCATCAGCATTAGGGAAACTAAAGGTTGAGTTGACACCATCACCCCAGCCAACCTGAATGGTAGTCTCAGAACTTGGTGCGTAATTAATGATAAGTGATGTATTGATACGTAACCCTTTAACATTTGTAGTATTAAGCACAATGAAGTTACCTTCTGTGGGGATCACCGTTGGTAACACTGAGGGGTTGATCTTATTACTTGTAGTCTTTTTAGCATTCGTCATAATTAATCCTTTGGTTGGTTATAATAGTTCCAGTATACTTCGCGGTCTCCATCAAAGAACTCTACGGTAAGACGCAAAGTGTGTGAAGCATCTTGAGCTATCCTATCAGATAAGATCCCTTTAGTGTAGTCAAGGTCCTGTTGTTCACAATATTCTTTCAAGGCGTAGCTACTTGCTTCTGTTAAACTCTCAATATCCTCTGAGTATATATTAGGCATATTTCTCCCTTAGTTGTTTAATTGAAATAAACTCTGGTTCAAACTCCCCATTAGCTACATCGTGTAGCATAACAAGACCCTTGGACCACATTTGGTTGGCTGGTCCAGCGTAGTCTTCATACTGGTCAGAGTCTAGATAACATCCAGCTACTATTGATTGAATCTTTACGCCATCCCCTCGAACCTTCTCAGAGTAATCTCGTAGGTGGCTATGTCCCTGTACAGCAGAGGTATGTAATTTAGCCAGAAGGCTAGCAGCGGGATGTTCCCCACCAATAGGGCGACCCATGACACCACTAGTAAAGTAATGAGAATAACAGATGCCATCAATCTTTGCAGTCTCAAGGAATGGATGAACCTTCCAGCCAAACTCTTTAAACTTAAGGTCATCTGTTGATATGACTCCTTCAAGTTCTGCTTGGTCATTAACAGCCCTATTAATACGATTCTCATGATTCCCCAGGGTTAAGTGGTATTTAGGTTTGTATTGCTTTTCCTTATTCTTCTTCTTACGTGCATTATAGGCCTTGATAGGCGCAAACATCTTCTCTTGTGCATCAATTACACAAGCAATATCTTTCTTGTACCGTCGGCCCTCAAAGGACTTCTTACCCTTATCATACGAGCATAAGGATGCCATATCAGCCATGTCACCAATGTTGATAATAACATCAGGTTGCCTGTCAACAATAAACTTCCCCAAGATCGTGAAGCGTTCATTATGGTGACTTGGGGTAGCATGGGGGTCCCCAATTACTAAATGTGTCTTTCCTGCCATGTTAGGCTCCTATTGTTGGTTGTATAATAAGTCTAGCAGGAACTCTAAATCCACTACTGCTAATGGTTTATGTTGGTTCTGCTTGATGATCACACAGGGTTGGTGCTTACCTGAGTTAGCCTTAGCTTGCTCCCAGTCCTTGAAGATAGCCATAGCCTTCCTAGACTTACATTCAATGGACAGCGGGACACACTTACGTGCTGCTGGGGACAACATTACGTCCTCACCTCCAGCTCCCATACTTCTACTGGAGCAATCATCAGGTTCTAGTGCAGGGAAGGTATCTAGGATAGCCTTACATACATACTGCTGTAGGAGCCTACCCTTAGCTTTAGCGCTCTGTGGTTTCATATATTATCCTATTGTTAGGTTGCAAGCCTTCCCACCCTGTACCTTACTTGCATGGTGCTATTCTCTCAACACACCCCCGACTACCACGAATACCGCAGCTACTCTGTAGTCTCTCTAAGCCAAAGTTACGGTAGGCATAAGAGCAATTCGTATGCTAAATGATGAACTTAGGAGTTGCATCAGGTAGCTCAGATGTTACCTCTTCAAACTCCCCACCATTCTCCATAACCTGTAGGATAGACTCATGTAACCTACCAGCAAACACTTGAGCGTCTGTGGGTGAGCTACCATCTTCAGGTAATGGGGTATCACAAGTGAACCGTAAGTCTAACTCACCTGATTCTGTGTCTTCAATTAGTATTGATATTTTAGCCATGTAGTTTCTCTCCCCATTGTATTGCTCCTACTGTTGGGTTCTTTTCGTATTCCGTTACTCTAGTCTCAAAGAAGTTAGCATGTTCAGTACTATTGAGCATTTCTTCAAGCCATGGTAAAGGGTTCTTCTTGACATTGAAGTTAGTCTTGAGACCTAATTGAAGTAGCCTACGGTCAGCAATGTACCGGATGTATAACTTGACATCATCCTTAGACAGCCCCTCAACGTCTCCTTGGGCAAACGCCAAGTCAATGAACTGATCTTCAAGGTCAACCATGGTCCTACAGGCTTCATAAATCTCACCTCTAAGATCATCGTCCCATACTTCATAGTTCTCTGACAGGAACTCCCTGAATAGCTGTAGCATGTATTGGCAGTGTACAGTCTCGTCTAGAATACTCCAGGTCACAATTTGTCCCATACCTTTCATCTTGCCCATCCTTGGGAAGTTCAATAGAATAGCAAATGAGCTAAACAACTGAAGTCCTTCACCAAATGCTGAGAAGATAGCTAAGGCTTTCGCCATTTCCCTGGGGGTGTTTGAAGACACACTTTCAAGAAATTCATGTTTATCAGCCATTTCTTTGTACTGGGAGAAGGCACTGTACTCTGTCTCAGGCATACCAATAGTATCTAATAGCAGACTATAGGCATCAATGTGTACGGCTTCCATTGAAGCAAAGGTTGACAGCATCATAGCTACCTCAGGGTTGCCCCCGAAGGCTGGGATATAATGCTCAAGGTAACCTTTAGCTACATCAACGTCTGCCTGAGTGAAGAACCTAAAGATTTGTGTCAGTAGGTTACGCTCAGAGTCATCAAGCTTCTAGTGCCAATCCCGTACATCATTATGTAGTGGGACTTCTTCAGGAATCCAATGCATCTTAGCTTGTTTCTTGTACCCTTCGTACGCCCAAGGGTATTCAAAAGGCTTGTAGTTACTTCTTTTTGTAATTAAGCTCATTTATAACTCTCTAATTTAACTTTATTATTTTGTATACGCCATTCTTGTATGTTTACCCGCAAGCCACTCCCAGCATACATCAATAATACCCATATCTACTTTGTCCCAGAAACGTTTCAGATTACTCACATCCGACACAACCAATCTCCATTCCATTTGGTAACACAGTTTTAAATTGGGTTTGCTTAAACTCCTTAGGAGTAATCTCATGTCTGTTGAAGCGTGTGCCGATATTCTCAGTACGACTAGACTTCATACTACGACAATAGTAAAGTGTCTTAAGATTACTTTTCCATGCATGTAGGTGTACTTTGTGGAGAGTGTTGAGGTCTACTGGGTTTCTAAAGAATAGATTAACTGATTGTGCTTGATCAATGTACACCTGCCTATCAGCAGCATGACGAATTATCCAGAAAGGACTGATCTCAAATGCAGTTTTAAACACTTCTTTTTCTGCCTCAGTGAGACACTCAACATCTTCCACGGAACCATTGTTTGACGTAATCTGTTTCCAAATGTTTGTCTGGTTAGCTTTAGAGATTCCTTTAGATGATAGTAACTTATCAAGAAACTTATTCTTATATATGTTAGTACCATTCTCAGTCTTCTGAGCAAAGCCATTACCATTAAATGGTTCTATTGAAGGACTTGTATTACCGCAGATAATACTGGATGATGCATTGGGAGCAATAGCCATAAGGTGAACATTTCTTTTAGCATTCACAGGGTCAGTGTCACCGAAGTCTGGAGCTACCCCCTTCTCGACACCTAATCGTTTTGATTCCCTTTCAGCCATGGTGCGTATACCTTGGAACATTTCCTTGTTTATCTTAACAGCTTCCTCAGACTCAAATGGAATCTGATTAGCCTGTAGATAAGCATGAAAGCCCATAGCACCTAGGCCCAGACTCCTTTCACGTACAGCCGAATTGACAGCTTTACGAATCGCATCTTTACCACTTGGGTGCATATGAGGCATCTTAATAAACTCCTCTAGCACATTGTCAAGCATTCTTATTAAGTCTTGAACAATAGTGGTGTCCTTCCATTCATCATACTTTTCAAGGTTGAGTGATGATAAGCAGCACACGGCTGTTCTCTCGTCATTTGTAGGGAGTACTATTTCACTACAAAGGTTACTTCCGTGCACCTTAAGTCCTAGAGCCTTTTGACAGTCGGGTAGGAACCTATTTGTTGTATCAATAAAGTGGATATATGGTTCTCCAGTTTGGACCCGAAGTTCCAATATGTTTTGCCATAAGTCTTTAGCTGATACAGTCTCGCTTACATCCTTTGTGTGGGGGTCAATTAATTCCCATGTATCGTCCACCTCTGGGTTAAGCGTACATTCCTCAATGAGGGACATAAACTTGTCAGTGATGTTGATACCATGATGTAAGTTTAGACACTTGCGGTTAACATCACCACCTGTAGGTTTCCTCATGTTGAGGAACTCTATGATCTCAGGATGGTCAATGTCAAGATACGCAGCATACGCTGCTCTACGAGTTCCACCTTGACGGAACGCTAGGGTTATATCATCAACCACTTTAAGAAATGGTATCATCCCTGTTGACTCTCCACCAGTTGAAGTTTTAGTCCCTGAAGTTCTAAGAGAACCCCAGTAACCACCTAACCCTCCACCTGATGAGGCAAGCCATCCATTCTCTTCGTAGTGTTTAAGAATGGAATTTCGTGAGTCTCCTACATAGTTCAAGAAGCAACTAATGGGTAACCCCCTCTTAGTACCGCCATTGGCAAGTACGGGAGTTGCAAACATAAACCATAGTTTACTCACGTAATCATAAAGACGTTGAGCGTGTGCCTCATCATCCGCAAAGGCTACTGCGGCCCTTGCGAAAGCATCTTGAGGGGACTCCTCACCGTCTACCATGTAACGATCCTTCAGTATGCTTATAGCATATGGGTCCAACAGATCATCACGTTTATATACTTTTTTAATCTTCATTTACTTCAGGTTCCTCAATGTGGGTGTATAGTTTGTACGGTTTAGTCTGGGCTTTACTATTAAGACACTCTTTGAATTGTAGTTTTGGGTGACACTTGTACTTATGGTCACAGAACTTACAACCTCCTGCAAGTATTTTATTACCAGTAACTTTCCTATTGAACTTCTCATCAATAACACCGTCACATGGTGGTGGCTCATGGTCAGAGCCTATCTCATTTAGCTTATGCCTGAAAATATTTAAGTACTTCTGGGCTAGCTGTTTATAATTTAGTTGTGGAACCTCTACTACTTTGATACGCCCATCAGATTTATCAACTACAACCCAGCCACCAAAACGTTTCTTGGATGCTATGCTGTAACCAAAGCCCTGACCTACATACCCAAAGGGATCATCATCTTCTAAGCCCTCAAAGGTAGTAAACTTATTATCAAAGGACCATGGGCTAGCCGACTTGATATCATAGATCATACCGTCAATCTCAATATCATAAGTGCCATTAACCTTAGTCTTATTCTCCCCATGGACTATATCTAGGGAAACTTCTTTGCCATCTTCTACTGGTAATCCTGCTGCCTTTATTAGAAATACTAGTAAGGACTCCCAGATATAGCCATAGGTCATACGGAGTTTCATATCCGCATCCATAGGAGAACGTCCATGTTTCTTCTCTAGCATAAGCTGCCGTAAGGGTTTACCTATATTGCTCATACGAACTCTAAAGGGTTCATCCTTACGACTGCTTAGTAAGCAATCCCTCAAGGCACTCTTACAGCTTTCGCCAAACTCTTCAATTAGACCGTCAAATTCCTCTGCGGTTCTATTGTCTAAGTCTTCTAATGGTACTTGAATGTATTGCTCAATCTTATGCATAACGTCCTACTTGTATTTAAGTTCCATTTGTGTGTCTTCATCCAAACCTTTGGCTGCCATGCGCTCGGCTTCAATCTTATTCAGCTCATCCATTTGGCCCTGTAGGTCAGGGGCTTTGATGCCATTCTCAATGAACTCAGAGAATTGGCCAGCTAATCCTATGATGCTAGCGGCGCTAACCTGTAGGGTGAACTGAGGTTTATTAAATACCTCAACAGGACACTTCAAAGCACACATACGGTTTTCAGTTTCTTTAGTCATAATATATCCTTAGTTAAGTATTCTGAACAAGTGTCAGGGGCGTGTGGTATCCGTCTTTCGGGCTTTTCGGTCTTACAAGTTCGACAGATTTTCATTGTAAGACCTAATTAAAAGGGAGGTCGTCGTCAAGTTCATCTGATACTACTTCCATAGCGTCATCAACAACACCCTTAACGGTGGCCTTATTGGAGTTACGTTTAAAGTCTGATATTACTTCAAGGTTTTCACTTTCAATGAAGCTTAGTACCTCTGCATCAAACTCTAGGATAGGGGCAATTGGCATAGTCTTAGATACATCTGGTGTAACTTCAACAGACCAATACTCCTTACCATCAGGTTGATACGTTTCAATAGCATATTCGTACTGGCTGAATAGCTTAGACTTAGGGATAGCTTTAAAGGCATCACCTAACACGCGGATCTTCATGCCACGTACACGGTACAACACTGGGTACTCTTCAGCGTCCTCATCCTGACTGAACCTAACGAAACCAAAGATGTCCATGTAGACATCCCCAAGGTCCTTAGTAGCTTCCTTCTCTTCATCAGTGAACTTACGGCCAAACTTACGGCCAAGGTTAGAGCCACCAGTGCTATCTGGATTGTCTGCTAGGAAGTTATCAAAGTAAATTGATTGTCCTGCAACACCCCAGCTACCTGCTGAGTCCTGTTCATAACGAATTAGTTTATTCATCTTACGCACTGGTCGGAAGTAGGCAATACCATCAAAGTACGTATCAGTACCTTGGACATGCCAGCCACCAATAGGTCGCTTAACACCTTCAGAATCCTTACCTTTAGTATTGATGACCAATTTATGTGGGCCGTTATACGTATCCGCAGCTTCTGTGTGCGTTAGGCTAGCAATGTATGCTTCTTCCTCAGGGGATAAAACTGCCACCTCTGTGGATTTAGATGTTTTAGTTTTCTTTGCTGTAGTCATATATTCCTCCTTAAAGAATAATAGTAGTGTATCATAGTTTAGTGTGTTTGTCAACAAGTATTTTAAACTTTATTGTTAGGCTATCGACTCTTTATTTAACAGATTATACCCTATATCTAAGTCAAAGTCAAGCGGAATATCAAACTTTATGTTAAACCTTTGATTTACATCGGGAATAGTCTTAGCGAATGCCTCCTTAAAGATCTCAATCATAAGATCAGTCTCCTCAGGTATGACATCAGCTACAATAGAATCATGCACCGTAAGAACTAATTTGGACTTAACCTTACGTTCCTTCATGAGGTTGTGCATAATAATCATAGTTACCGGAAGGATGTCTCCAGTAGCGAAGCCCTGAACGGGGTAATTTTTGATTTGAGTTGCAAAAGAAACACCCCCGTAGTGTCTGCGCTCACAATTGGGAAAGTTGTATATACGACCGGATGGTGATTGAATATACTTTTTGGATACTGCTTCTTCACAAAGTCTATTATGCCAATTAAAAATACCATCGTATCTACTGAAAAAGAACTTGAAGTACTCCTGTTGGGCCTCCGTTCCAGATGTTCCACCATATAAAGGGCGGAAAGTAGACTTCTTTGCATCTTGTCTGGTAGTTGGTTCGCCAGCTCTAGTAATTGCGTCTGCTGTTTGTTTGTGTACATCCATACCTCCTAGTATGTCTTCTTTAGCCTGTGGGCAACCTGCTAGGTAAGCTGCTACCCTAAACTCCAACTGAGAAAAATCAGCATTGAGCAGCTTACCATTAGGGAACCTAGAAGTAAATACCCTACGTATCGGAAAGGTTCCCTCTCTAGGTTGATTCTGTAGGTTAGGCCGAGTACTTGATAGCCTCCCAGTAGAAGTAATACACTGATTAAAATTAGTATGCAGTATAGAATTATCACGAGTGTTTTTCCTTATACCCTCTACAAATGATGAGAGATACGTTGAGATTGCGTTGTATTCCTTAAGAGCCTCCATGAACTCCCTAGCTTCCTTACTTACATTAGTGAGTAGTAGTTCGTCAAGAGTATCCTTAGAGCTACTGAATCCCCCTACTGAAGTGTGTGTAGACCCCAATGGGTTAACTCTGAAACCTGCGATCTCATTCGTGTCAGTATATTTGATTCCAGTCTTTCCACATTTGTGACACACGTTTTTATTCTTTTTAGGTTCGCCATCCTTCTTGAGTAGCTGGATGTACCCTGTCCCGCGACAAGATCTGCATTGAGATGCAACAGTTCTTCTAAGTGTTTGTACTCTTCCCTTAAGCAAAGCTCTAAACTCATTGTATTTGTACCTGGTGGGGTATTTTTGTTTGCTGACTCCATTACGTATCTCACTTCCTAGGTTAAATATTGTAGCCCATTCTACCTTATCCTTAACCTTAACTGAATGTAAGACCCAGGATATTTGTTCAGGGCTGTTGAGGTTAATAGGTGTATGACCCATAACCCGTTGAATAATCTTCTTTAATTGTGCTTCAAGCTCCCCATGGCGTATCTTAAACTCTTCACCTACCTTATCAAGTGCCTCTAGGTCAATCTGAACACCATTACGCTCAAGCTCTAGTAAGACTGGTAGGAAATCGTTCATAACCTTAAGGGCTGGCCCTGTGGATTTCACTAGGCTGTCCCCCTTGAATGTTCTAATCTGTGAAACATACAGTTCATAGGTAGCTGCTACATCTACCTTACCGTACTCCACAAGCTCATCCAGGGGGACTTCATCAACATTGAGGCCTTCACCGCCACAATACTTTTCGAGTATGTCAAGTTTATCAGACAGCTTATATCGCTTCAAGGTTTCCTTAAGATTCAAAGGAATGTTCTTCATACCTTTAGCTTGAACGTACTCAAATATCATAGTATCATACATACGTCCCTCGAACGTAAACCCTGACTCGAACAACCACGACATGTCGAACTTCAAGTTATGACCTATGACTACCTTAGACCTATCAAGTACATCCTGTAATATTTTACAGCTTTCCTGTGAGTTGGCCAAAGATTCTTTATGGTGGAAGATTAGGTAACCTTCTTCACCTGTAGTTGTTTTATACCCTACACTTACTAGTTTATTGGCTGGGTTGTATGGGCTAGCATCTGAGTCCCCAGCCCCCCACTTACCTTGGAAGGTGCATTCAATATCTAGTACGGTCTGCATTATTACTCCTGGTGCCCATATAACATAAACAGAAGTAGCCCGGATGCTATTATAAGTCTTTTACGTTCGACTGCATCTGTAGTTACTGCAAGTTTATTAAGCTTACCCTGTAGGTTACTCAGAGTCTTGGCAGGTGGGGTGCCCATTAAGGTGTCTGTGTAGTTGCCCTTGAATAGTTCTAATATACCCCTACCAAACGCACTATAGTGAGCTTTAAGGTACTTATACTCCGAATCGTTCAACATGGCCAAATTCCCTTATAAGTTCCTCTTCAGTAGCTGAATCATATATATCTTCAACCTCTAGGGCGTCTTCGCCTAAGGCGTCTGTGTCTGAAAATATCCCACATGTGTACCGCTCAACTACTCCATGTTCTTTCATGTCACCTGTGATCTGGTTAAGTGTATCAGTGATTTCCTCTGGGGAATTGCCTATTAAAGTCAAAGGCTTACTGGCAATTTGTATGTTACCCATGGTATCTTTCCTTGCTTCATAGATTAAATATTCAGGACCATAACGGCCTATTGAACTAATTGTCTGATAGTAGTGCTTCATGATATATACCCACTAAGTCCTATTAGGCTGTCTAAAACTAACAGTAATGTTGCTAAAGCACCTAGACCGATTGTTATGATTACTAAACATTTAATGTACAGCGTGATGAGAAATACTAACGTCATCCACAGTAGGTTGAATAGGTTCTTCATGTGTATCCTCCTCATACATTTCAATTATATTTGTGAACGTACCAAGGTCACCAAGTCTTTTACAATACCACGAGCCACCGTCCACAGATACATTACCACACTTGCAAGTAACAAAGTCATGGCGATTGCGACTGCGAATGAAATAATCACAATCATGACAAATAGCTGCATTAACATATATGTCTCCAATGTTTAGGTGCTTACGTCTCTCTGCAGAAGTCCCCCTATGGGAGAAATTGTGGTAATCTTGTACCTCATACTTACGGGCATAAGCTCTACTTAATTTATCTTCAGTCATCTTTAGACTCCTTAACTTCATTTAAACTCCATACAGTCTCATATTCATCCCTACGAGACACTGCTTCATCCCATGCCTCCATATATGTATCGGCTTCAATATTAATCCAATAATCATCTTGGGGGTACGCTTGGTCCCCGACCTTTGCTGTCCATAAAGCCATCTTTAGTTACTCCTATTAAATAATTTGATATACGTTTAGACGCGCTACCTACAAGGCCCTTATCAATAGGCCCATGAGCATCTATGGCACTCTTAAGCTGACCTGACACCATCCTGTTAAGATGTGCCTCAGGTATTTGCTCTAATTGCTTTAAGGTCTTCTCCGAGTACTTGTTGATAGCCTCTACTAATTCTTCAGTCATAGTATCACACTTTTGTTATGTTGTCAAGTGGTTTTTCTAACTTCTAGGGGGCCAAAGCGGTACGACACATACGGACACCCATTGTTAAACCGTACGCACCTGCCGAAAGCCCAGTAAGTCCACCACCAATACATTTTAATGTTACTCTTTGTCATGATGGTAATCTCTCAATAATCTCCTCAAGGGAAATTGGTGTGTAGTTA